TTTATTAGGTATCGCTAAATAAGTATCTCTACTTATTCTTTCTAAAGAATAATAAATTCCACTTCTAAGAACAGACATAGATAAGATATCTATAATGTTTGTTCCCAAAGAATATTCTCCATCACTAGCTGTTAAAGCTTGTGTAGATTGAGTAATAGTCCATTGATTTAAACCTCTATTAGCCCATTCAGCTAACATGATATTTAAAGACCTTTTTGCTGTTTTAAGGTCATAACCTGTTTTAACCTCTAAGCCACAACGCTCAAAAGCTTCTTCAATGTATTCTACTACATCTAATTCAAAATTTACTGACCCAGAAACTGCCATTGTTTACCTTTCTACGACTGAGTAACTGCACCTTTTGTTTTTTTTCTTTTTTGTGACATAATAGCACCACAACCTCTTGCTACAGCCGTTCCTTTTACACTTTTTCCGTTAAATTTTCTTTTAGGTTTTGTTACTTCTCCACCATTTATTAAATTTTTTACCGTCGCTTTTTTCGTGTTTTTGACGACTGTTTTACCTTTTGAACCTTCTCTTTTTTTCTTTCGGGCTGTTTTTGCTCTTTCTGCTTTTGAAAGCGATTTGGCTTTAGCCATTGGAAGGCACCTGTCAGGGCGTTCTTTATTTTTTGAAGTACCGCACTCACCTTTAATTTCACCATCTGTTCCTATCCTCACCCATTTTTGATTTAACCATTTTTTTAACTCGCCCATTATTTTTTCCTTCGACTTCTCAAAACACCTTTCAAAGTCTTTGCTTGAGCAGCGTGCGTTTTAGATGCTTTGCTTAAACCCTTTATAACTTTTTTAATTTTCTTTTTGTTTTTTTGAGTTTGCATTATGCTTTTCTACCTTTTCTTTTGCCACCTTTAGATTTCTTAGCATAGTTTGGATCTTTACAATATTTTGAAGCAGCTAAGTTTGCATAAGCAGATGGGTATGTATCAAAAGTTCTTTTCGCCCACGCTTTACCTTCAGGACAAATTTTACTTCCTTTGCTTTTACGAGAAGCCTTACCACCTTTTTTATAGTAAGTTAAACCTCTAGGCATATCACTTTTTTTCATAGGAGGTTTAGATATTTGCTTTGACATTTGACTTCTTGACATAGCCATTTAACATCTCCATCTTTTTCTTGCTTGTCGTAAACGACTGTTGGGATTTTTAGCTGCCTTTGGAAATTTTTTCATCTGACCAGCAGAACGAGCGCAATAAGACTTTCTTCTTTTTGCATCCTTACTGCCTTTCTTAACTTTACCAGTAACTGCCGTTTTTAACTTAGAACCCGGATTCTTACGTCTATAAGCCTTAACACCAGCTTTAGTCATTCCAGCACCTTTTTCTGTAGGTCTGAAATTTTTCTTATTTCGTTTAGGCATTTCGCCTTTACGTTTTTTCTTTTCAGCCATATTTCTTACGCATGAAAAATTGTAATCATATCAGCAGTATCCAACGTATATTTAACAGATAAACCACTATTAAATAAAACTCCTTGAGATGGTATAGTTCTATCTATAACTGTGTTTGCAGTTCCTATGGTTCTTGATTTAAATAATGTTGTTCCATCTTCAGGAGCGCCATTGATGAACTCTACATCACCAGCAGTTCCACCAGAGGTAATTGACATTCCTTTTAATCTTACTCTATTGCTACCATTCACAGCTTGAGCGCACAATGTACCTGAACCAACTGTTATGTTAGCTGCGTATTGTGCAGAGCATTCTACAGCAGTAACGGTTAAAAATAATTTAGTACCTGCAACTGCTTCAGCAGAACTTGTAGAAGTTATAACTTCTGTCATAGCGTCACCAAAAACATCTGTTCCTGTAATAGTACAAGTCTTAGCATTATCACCTGTTCCTGCAGTCGTTACGGTAACATTACGAGCAGCACCACCTGCAAAAGTAGTTGCTGCCATCGTTGCTGATGTATCTGGTCTTGCTGCTGTAACTAACCTATCAGGATCAGCAGCGTTTTCATCATTGATGGTAAGCGCTTGTACGTCTGAAAGTCCCATATTAATCTCCTTCTTAAAAAGGGGGATTAAATCCCCCTGAAATTAAGCTTCGTAGCCCATTAACTCAATGAATAACTTACCAGCAGTATAATCTGCGTCAGTTGCATCACCTGTTGTTAAATATAAGAAAGAATCAGCAGCAGGAACAGCAGTAAAATAAACTTTACTACCTAATGTTGCATCACCAGCATTTACAAGCAATGTTTCTGTTAAATCACCAATTGCTCCGTCTTCAACGCCTGTTCCTTCAGTAGCTGAATGTACGTTAAGGTCTGGATCACCACCTGCAGGAGCTTCAAAACACTCCATACTACCTGTTAAAATAGTTCCATTTCGTGCAGCAGTTATTTGACCAATGTGACAAACTAAAGATGTTCCATTAACACCAATAATATCACCGCTTCCAGTTGATCTTAAACCAGTTAAATCTATTAATATTCTGGTTGTAATTATTCCACCACTTCTTTGAACAGAACTTCTGTAGATAGTTCCAGAACCTGTTGTAATACCAGTTCCAGCTTCTACTGCCATAGTATTAGCGTCTAAGGATATAAATCCTGCAGAACTAATAGACATTTGAGTTGTTTCAACACCTGTGCTTGCAGCAGTTGCTATTGAAGAATAGCCCCCTTCAGAACGAAGGGTTCCTTTAAAAGTTGTATTAGCCATTTTGATCTCCTCGTCTTGGCTGTTGTCAGTTGCACCATGCAACCGTCGAGCGATACTTACTTATACAACACTTTAAAACAAAAAGAAAGAGGCGAATAAATCGCCTCTCTCACAAATCGAACAAATGTTCGTTTTATTTTTAAGCTCCGGGTGAACCGAATACACAGCGAGGATCACTAAAGCCAAAAGAATATCTTTCTCTAGCTTTAAATCTCATGTTTCCTGTATCAAAATCTGCCTCCATTGAAGTTGCAAGAGGAGAACGCTCAAACAGTTTAAAACCATTTGGAGAGTCTGTTTTAATAAAGAAAGCATCTGTGTCTGTTAAAAAGTGATTAACAGTGTACCCATCTGGAATCATACCCATGTTTCGGGTTGCGTTGACATCGTTGTCAGCAGTTCCCGGACGTAGAGTTGACTCAAGAAGACGATCAGCAATAAACTGTAGTTGAGGAGGTATAATAAGCTTCATGCCTCGTAAAGCAATAATCATATTTCTCTCATCAACAAATGTAGAAATGCTTATTAACGCATCTTCAAGAGAGGTTTCGTTTAAATCAGCAGCAACTGAAGGTTCATTTGCAAAAGTTCCACCACCGCTTAATGGATGTGCAGTAGAACAAAGCTCAACACCATCACCACCAGTAAAACTAGAACTAAACGCATTGTTTAGTGTAGCTGCAGCTTTAACCTGCTTGGTGTGTGCCATTGAACGAGCAAGAGCCTTTGTATAACGAGCGCCAAGGCGATCATAAAGGTTGTCTTCAATTGCTTCTTCAGTAAGTGCAAAAGCGAGAGCAATTGTTTCATGCGTGTAACGAGCAGTATATGCTTCGTTTGCAGAATCAAATGATACCCCTGCACCTTCACTTTTTGTTTGAGCATTACCAAATCCTGATAACATTACTTCTTCTTCAAACGCACGATCTGAAGTTTCTGTATCATAGATTTCTGCGTGTTCGGCATCATAGTTGTCATACTCCATGCCAAAAAGGGCATTTAACCCCGGTTCCAACTCTTTTACGAGTTGCGCTCTTGATATAGCCATATTACTACCCCTTTACGCTAACCCAGCGCCTTTAACGCCGAATATGTGATTTTGAATAACAACTCTTACATTTGTATTAGCTGTAGCGACATCTGAATTTTCAGGATCTTCTGAAATATCAATAGCTTTAAGAGATAAAGTAGTACCAGTTGCACCGTCAGAAACATTTAGTTCAGCACCAGAAATACCAGTAGTTGTGCTACCAGCAGTAGTATATACTATATCAAAATTGCCAAACAAATCAGCTACAGGCATTGCAGCGTTTGCTTGAATTTCAAAAATAACCATAGGATCATCAATTACAAAAGCAATTATATCATCCGCAGCAGTGCTTGCAGGATAAAAATTTGAAAACTTTTGTTCTCCTGTAGTAGGATCTGTAAATTGACAACCATTGAAAACACCAACGATAGGTACTGTACCACCATCAGCGTGTACTTCTATTCCACCGCCAGTTACCTGTGCAACCATATCACCTTGGAAAATAGCTGTTCCGTAGTTATTGGCGATTCTGTATCGGCTTTGTCCACCAGTATAAGGGGTTCCCCCTACCCTGCCAACAGGACGCATTCCGAACGCAGCATCTTTATTTGCCATTTCTTATTACTCCTTATTATTCTGAGAGCCAAAGCTCACAGAAGATTTACGTTGTGGACTTAGTTTCGGCATATTGGGATTGTTTTCACGCATCCAATCACGATCAACTGCATCCATTTGATTTCTAGCCATTTTGCTATAATGTGCATTCCGCTGTTCTACAATCTCTTCTGGTATTCGGGCTAATAAAAGA